ATATTGACTCTTGGTTTCAAGGAGCTGCTACAGGCAAAATAAATAATTGTTGGAAACGCATGCAAAACTCATGGACTACAACTTTGATAAATGACGACTCTTTTACAGACTCTATACCAAGTAGCAAGGCGGATTTTGTAACATTAGTAACAGCTAGAAGCGACTATAAAGACGCAGCTACGATAGCTTCTGAAGATAATTTAGGTAAATAATGACAACTAAGATACCAGCAGAGGCAACTCCCTAATGCCAGACACAATTACCATAAACGATCAAGACTACGAAGTGGCTGATTTGAACGACCAACAAAAATATTTGTTAAGTCAAATACAAGAACTACGAGTCAAGAAACAAGACCTCATGCGACAAACAGATGTGGTAAACGCAGCACTCTCTGTCTTTGAACAACAACTTACTGCGTCTGTAGAAATCAAACAAACCGAAACTAAAACCATCAACGAAATAGCGGAGAGCTAACATGTTTGGTATATCCGCCTTTTCCCAGTCGCCTTTTGCGTCATTAGGTGGAACCCCCGTACAAGTAGATCTATCAGGTTTAGCTGTAACCGCTTCGTTATCTGATCCTACACAAGTACCTGTAAATGTAGACGCCGAAGCAAACGTAACGCCAAGCGGTCAAGCGGGTACGTCAGCGGTATCTGGTGTTGGTGTTAACGCACAGGCCGTAGCAACTCTACCGAGTCTCGCGGGCTCCGTAGGCTCGGTAAGCGTAACCACCGACGCTGAAGCTAATGTAGTTCCATCAGGTCAAGTAGGGACTTCTGCGTTAGGCGGAGTAGCCGTTGTCGCTGGTGGAGAAATAGGTGTTGCAGGACTCGCAGCCACAGGAGCTGTTGGCACACCTACGTTTGATGCTGAAGCTAATGTAACCGTTACAGGTCAAAGCGCTACTTCTGCTATAGGCACGGTAGCTACCGATGCAGAGGCAAACGTTACACCAACAGGTCAAAGCGCTACAGCAGGTTTCTCTGCTCCGGGCGTAAACGCACAAGCTGTAGTTGCGCTGCCTACGGTGACTGCTTCACTTGGTTCAGTCACGCTTGTTGGAGTAGATGCGGAAGCCAACGTAAACGTAACCGGGCAAGCTGGAACTAGCGCACTCGGTACACCTACAGTAACAGGTAAAGCTAATTTAACTCTAACCGGGCAAGCAGGAACCAGCGCTCTTGGCACGATTACGCCTAGAGCTAGCGCTAGTGCTTCAGTTTCAGGACTTTCTGCAACAACAGATCTAGGAACACTCTTAGTTTGGTTTGAATTTGATACCACACAAACTCCTAATTATAGTAATATTACAGACACACAAAGTCCGAGCTGGTCAGAGATTAGTGAGAATCAAACGCCATCTTGGGAAGAGGTAGCATAATGGCAACGTACGTAAACGATTTAAGATTAAAAGAAATAGCCACGGGAGACGAGTCAGGTACTTGGGGTACGTCTACCAACACTAATTTAGAACTCATAGCAGAAGCGTTTAGCTTTGGCACAGAAGCCATAACAACAAACGCCGACACGCACACAACAACTGTAGCTGATGGTGCTACTGACCCCGGCAGATCCTTATATTTAAAATATACAGGAGCATTAGATTCTGCCTGCACCATCACTCTTGGGCCCAACACCATATCTAAAGTTTGGATTATTGAAAATGCAACTACTGATAGTGGATCATCTGGACCTTACAACATAATTATCAAACAAGGATCAGGAACAACAGTCACCATACCTAACGGCAACGTAAAAGTCGTGTATTCAGATGGAGCAGGGTCGGGAGGCTCCATAGTGGACGCCTTTACAGATTTAAATCTAGGCGGAACCACTACTATGGGCGGCAATTTAGATATGAACGGCAACGAATTAATTTTAGACGCTGACGCCGACACCAGCATCACCGCAGATACAGACGACCAAATAGATTTTAAGGTAGGCGGTACAGATCAAGTAAAACTTACTGATGGAGCTCTTTCTCCAGTTACAGATTCTGATGTTGATCTTGGAACAACATCTTTAGCCTATAAAAACGCCTATATAGATAGTTTAGGTTTGGGTACTAATGCATCAGGAACCGTTGGTGAAATAAGAGCAAGCAATAATATTACAGCTTACTATTCTTCCGATATAGGTTTAAAAGAAAACTTAAATCCAATAGAAAACTCAATAGAAAAAATACAAGCTATATCTGGTTATAACTTTGATTGGAAAGATGAAGTTGTAAAAGAAAGAGGCGGAGAGGACGATTACTTTGTCCGTAAGTCTGATGTAGGTGTTGTGGCTCAAGAGATAGAAGCCATCTTGCCAGAGGCTTGTGCAACTAGGCCTGACGGTACGAAAGCAGTCAGATACGAACAATTAGTGCCTTTGTTAATTGAAGGCATTAAAGAACTAAAAGTAGAAATAGAAAATATAAAAGATGCCACAAGAAATAAATAGTTCAGGTTCAGTATCTCTTGGTGGATCAACCGCAGGAGAATCAGTCAATTTGACTCTTGGGTCAAGCGCTACTGCACAAAGAAGCATGAATGATGCTGATGTAAGAAAATTAGCGGCTACTACAGTATCCTCCCCTGCAAACGCAGTTTTGACTAGTGGCAATCCAATATCTTTTTCAAGTTTTTACGGCAGAGCTGGGTATTCTACAATAGATTTTTCACCTTCTTATATCGGCGGCACTACGCAAAAATATATAGGCGGAAGGATAACAGACGGAGTAACTACAACTAATTTTGGTAATTATTCTGACGCTATAAGTGGTTATACAAACGGTAGTTTTACATTCAGTTATGATACCGCTGCGGGTAGAGGATTAGCCGTAACAATTAGTATAGTGGCAGGCTTTGCTGCAGCAAATGGATTATCTACTGATTATGTAAAAGCACAAATTTCTGGAGGAGACGGCGTGTATCAAGACATTACGCAAACTCAATACCTACAACAAACAGGATCAGGTACTAATCCTTCCACAGGTTCTGTTTTAGGTACCACACAAAGAGTCATGCAAACATCGCAAATTACAAGCGGCAACGGAACGCAAACACAATTTACTTTTGGGTTTACCAATTCTGCTGGAGGCATACCTAATTCTTTTATAGGAAGAACTCTTACAATAGAATACGAAAATGGCACGCCTACAGGTAACAAGTACACTTATATAATAAATTTAACATGATAATAGACGAATACGACGGATTAAATAAAGTAACTAATTACGATCCAGAATACGACGAGGAGGAGTAAGATGGCTAAAGCAAAACCTTTTACATATACAAAACGCGGCAGACCGAGCAAAGCTGATATAGCAGCTAGAAAAAAAGCAGAGCGACAAGAGTTCTATAAAATGGCTTTTTCCATTCTTGGTATCGTAGTTATTTTAGGAATTATAATTTTTTCAGCATCTTCTTCAAAATTAAGTGCTGAGAGTGCATCTTTTACTAATCAATCTTATGAGCAGATCAGGTAAAAATACGGTGTCTAATAAAAACGCATTGGCTCAAATACAAGCGCACGAGAAAGAGTGTGCGATTCGCTATCAAAACATAGAAAGAAGATTACAAGAAGGATCAAAAAGGTTTGATCGTTTAGAAGCGATGCTTTGGGCGGTTTATCCGTTTATCGTGGGTACCGTGATACTAGCGAGGTTTATATGAACCAAGAGCCGATAAAGAAAAAGCTAGAACTGGACATTGATGTAACACCACATAATCAGGGGGCTAACCCGTATCAGAAGTGGATACATCTAGCTAGAGCAATAGATTCTTGGCGGATCTTTCCTAGGTTATTTTTGAGCGTCTACATATTTCTCCTATATTATTCAACTATGTGGTTCATGGGCCTAGAAGATCCGTCTCTAGAACAGAGCGGACTTATATCTATCATTGTGGGGGCAGGGGCAGCTTGGTTTGGTTTGTACGCAGGTACATCAAATTCAAGTAAAAACTTTAAAGGCGAGGATTAAGTGGAGTGGTTCAACCTAATTGCAGAGTTAGGTGTACCTATCGCTGGAGCCCTAGTCATGGCTTATTTTATCTTTCTTGTTATGAAACAACTCATGGACGGGTTAGTATCTGAGATAAAAGTAGTACAAGGCATAACACAAATGTTAATTACCAGAGCATCCATTATGAATAACGACATGATTCGTATAGATACCAGTGTATCTAGCGCTCTTGATCTTAGCCCGGATTTAAATCGTATAGCCAGAGCAGAGAACTTTGTTGAAGACGGTAAGATAGACGCCAGAAGAGACTGATGGATATAGTCCAGATAGTTTCAGATTTTGGGTTTCCTGTCGTTATGGTTGTTGGTCTAGGTTACTTTGTATATTTTGTTTGGCAAACAGTTACGAATGTTATTGACCCAGCAGTACAAGAGATGAAAGCCACAATCATACGACTTACCGATCAGCTTCGTCTCTTAGATCAAGACATGATCAGACTTCAACAAAAAGTAAATACGGTGTTAGAATTAAAAGAAGAACACAAACTCAAGGACCCTGATGATGAAAACTTGGAAAGAGTACAAAAGAAGACAGATTAAAACAATAATGATATTTATTATTGTTACTAGCATTTTATTTTTCTTTCCAACTTTCTTGCTTGGTGATGAAATGGTGTTTAAGTTTAAGTCGCCAAGTTTTTCTGGTCTGAACACTTCACAGCATTATCTTACGATTGAAAACCAACAGTTCTCTAGAAAACAAGCTATAGAAGACGACAAACAAGCTTTGTTAGATGAAACTGAAAGAGAAGCTAATAACAGCACCCTTGCTAGATTTATTAGAAACTTAGAGTCAAGGGTGTACGCTAAATTATCTTCTCAGTTGGTAGAAAGTTTGTTTGGTGAAAACCCACAAACGTCTGGTTCTATAGAACTAGAGGGCAACACCATAGAATACGAAGTTGATGAGGAGTACATTACACTAACGGTAACGGATGAAAACGGCGAAACAACTACTATTATTTTCCCTCTTAATAGCTTTACTTTCTAGCTGCGTTCTACTTGATTCCAAATACTCGCTAGAAAATTTTAAGATAACCCGCCTAGCAGAGATGGCCTCTGTTATAAACACTGAACTGTGGGAGTTACCGCAACCAAAAACCAAACCCGTTGTTGCAGTCTACCCAAGTTCGTTTTTAGATCAGACCGGTCAGCGTCGTAGCAACAGCACTTTTGCTACGTTTAGCACTGCGGTTACCCAAGCGCCGTACACTCTTTTGATACAAGCGCTCAAGCATACTGCGCAAGGCGATTTCTTTGAGGTCGTCGAACGTATCGGTCTTGATAATCTAAGTAAAGAACGTCAGCTTATTCGTTCTACTAGAGAAAGTTTTGACGAAGCACAAAAACTAAAACCGTTAATGTTTGCTGGGATTCTTATCGAAGGCGCAGTAGTTAGCTACGAAAGCAACATAAGAACAGGTGGTACCGGGGGCAGAGTATTAGGTATTGGCATGAGTAGAAGCTACCGACAAGATACCGTTACCGTAAGTCTTCGAACCGTGTCTGTTTTGACTGGACGCATACTAACAGAGGTTACGACAACCAAAAGCATACTGAGTGTCGGCATCAACGAAGACGTGTTTAGGTTTGTTTTTAATCAAACTGAACTTGTCGAAATAGAAAACGGTAACGTCGAGAACGAATCGATTACCATAGCGTTGCAATCTGCTATTGAGATGGCAGTTTTAAAGACAGTCGAAAAGGGTATAATAAAAAATTATTGGAGTTACAAAGATGATTAAATATTTATTAATCTTCTTAGCAAGCTTTGTATACGCCGCGGATAACGAAGTCTCCATAGATCAAGTTGGTGGTACCATCAACATTGATGTAGAACAGCTAGGGTCAGGCAACTTAATAGGTGGTGCATCAGCCTCTGCTGGAAGCATGACACCATTAGACTTAGACGGTGTCACGATGACTTTGGATATTAATCAAATAGGTTCAAGCAACTTATTTAGAGGAGATATCTATGCAGACTCGTACACAGGTTTCTTTGAGTTTAGCGGTGGGTCAAACATTTTCGATATTCAAACAGATCCAAGCGATACCTACGGAGCTGATTCAAGCAACGTCAACATACAGGTTACCGGGTCGAGTAATGATATGTCGTTAGATCAAGCAACAAACGCTATGGCATCGACACTTGATTTAGATTGGATTATCAACGGTTCTAACAACACCATAGATTCTGACATAGATGTAGACTTGGCTACTAACTACATGGATATAGACGGGTCTGATAATACGATAAACTATAACGGAGACGGCTACCAAGGTGGCTACTTTTATTTAGATCATACAGGTGGTTCAAGAACGTTAAATGTTACACAAGCTTCTACTTTGGATAACGATTGGTTACGGGTCATTAGTAACGGCTCAAATGGATCTTTCTGCATTATCCAAAACGACCAAGGCACAGCCACAAGCTGCCCTTGATGTTGGGTCAGTAGAAGAAGTATCAGGGTTTGCTCAGATAGAAAGAGATGAGTCTTTTGCTGTGACGCAAGACTTTGTCGTGCAATCCTACGACAAAGCGCAAACCGAAGCAGGTCGTATGGGCATACGCTTTGTAGACGACACGACCATTAAAATTACTGAACACTCCATGGTTGTTATAGACGAGTTTGTCTTTGACCCAGACCCCTCTAAATCAAAACTAGCAGTCAACTTTTTAAAAGGCACAGCACGTTTCACTACTGGGCTTACCGGCAAAGTGGCTAAAGAAAACATGGTGTTGCGAACCAACTCAGCCACTGTAGGTATCCGGGGTACAGACTTTAGTATTACTGTAAATCCAGATACATCTGAGTCACTTTTTATACTTTTACCCGATGAAGACGGTGCGCCGTCAGGGGAGATATCGATAACGACAGCCATGGGTACAGTGGTTCTTAATCAAGCTTTTCAAGCTACCACTACGACCACCTTAGAAACTGCGCCGAGCGAACCGGTGATACTAGATTTGTCGTTAGATTTTATTGATAACATGCTTATCGTAACGCCGCCCAAACGTTCTAGATCCTTTGACGAAGAACAAGGGACCACGGACACCGTAGACCCAATACTGGACTTCAACGAGCTAGACATAGACTATCTAGCAGAAGAAAACTTAGGCGAAGAGGGACTAGAGTTTACCGAGCTAGACTACGATGCACTAAACGTAAACTTTTTGGAAGACCTGTTAGATATCATTAGCGAGCTAGATAAAATAGACGATGAAGACCGATTAGCACAGGAAGCAACTACAACAAGCATAAAAGGCACGGCGGTGGGACAAGATACAAAAACACAAATAACTACAATAGTTACCGGAGAAAAGATAAAATTAAGCAGAGCCGTGGGATCTAGCGCAGCTATAAACATAGATAGCGGCAATAGTTACACCGTCGTACTAGAACAAGATGGCGTGGTAAACGAAGTAAAAGTCAACGGCGGCAGCGATTCGACCATCGTCATTAGACAGGGCAATGGTTAATCGGTATTATTTGTGCATAGTTGAGAGGAACGTTTTATGCCTTTACAAAAGACTACATTCAACCCCGGGATCAATAGAGAAGGGACAGCTTACGATAACGAAGGCGGGTGGTTTGATTGTAATTTAGTTAGGTTCCGTGCAGGTAGACCAGAGAAGTTTGGCGGTTGGTCCAAGCTGCTTTCTGCTACTTATCAAGGTACAGCTAGAGCACTACACAATTTTATATCTTTAGCAGGCACTAAATACTTAGGTATAGGCACGCATTTAAAATATTACATTGTAGAAAACAACGATGCTTTTAATGACGTAACACCTATAAGAAACACCACAGGCAACAACGAAATAGCTTTTTCTGCATCAAACGGTTCGTCTACTCTTACGATCACCGATACCAGTCATGGAGCAGTACAAAATGATTTTGTTACTTTCTCTGGCGCAGTTTCGTTAGGCGGTAACATCACCGCTGCTGTTCTCAATCAAGAATATCAAATAGCTACCGTAACAGACGGTAACACATACACAGTAGTGGCTAAAGACACTAGCGGTAGTACAGTGACCGCAAACGGCAGTGATACAGGTAACGGACAAGGCACTGTTGTAGGAGCGTATCAAATCAATACGGGACTAGATGCCTACGTATCATCAACAGGTTGGGGAGCAAACAGTTGGGGGTCTAGCGGTTGGGGCTCGACTACGCCTTTGTCTGCTGCAAACCAATTAAGAATTTACACTCACGATAACTACGGAGAAGATTTAATCTTTAACGTTAGAGCGGGCGGTGTTTATCGTTGGATAGAGAACAACGGCACAGGGACAAGGGCGACAGCTCTATCTGACGCTACTGGAGCTAATCAAGTGCCTACAGCCGCGCTACAAGTTTTAACATCTGAAACAGACAGACACCTAATAGTTTTAGGAGCGGATCCACTTAACACCAGTAACGTTAGAACAGGATCGGTTGATCCTATGTTGATAGCCTTTAGTGATCAAGAGAATCCGTTGGACTTTGAAACAAGGACCACAAACTCTGCTGGGGAGCTAAGATTGTCTTCGGGATCTTTAATTATAGGCGCAGTAAAATCAAGACAGGAGATAGTTATCTTTACCGATACGTCTGTCTACAGTATGCAGTTTATAGGACCGCCGTTTACTTTTGGTCTTAACTTAATAAACGAATCAACAGGACTGATAGGTCCAAAAGCTGCCGTAACTGGACCTAACGGTGTGTATTACATGAGTTACGATGCTTTCTATTTATACAATGGTAGTGTTCAACAATTACCGTGCAGCGTAAGAAACTATGTGTTTAGCGATATAAACCAAGGACAAGCATACAAAATAAACGCGTTCACTAATAACAAACACTCTGAAGTAGGTTGGTTCTATCCGTCGGCTAGTTCTAGTGAGGTAGACAGATACGTTATCTACAACTATCTAGAAAAAGTTTGGTACTACGGGCAGATATCTAGAACTGCTTGGTTAGACTCAAACATAGAAAGTTATCCGCAAGCTGTTTCTGGAGGATACTTATACGAACAAGAAAAAGGTTTTGATAACGATGGTTCTGAGATGACAGGCGTATTTATAGAGTCTTCTGATTTTGATTTAGGCGATGGCGACAGCTTTGCGTTCTTACGTAGATTAATACCCGATGTGAAATTCTTAGACGATGATGCTAGCTCTAACGTAAACATAGTTACCAAAACAAGAAACTTTCCCGGTGATTCACTGACCACGGACAACACCGCAACGGTTACTCCGTCAACGCAGCAAGAACACATGCGAGCAAGGGGCAGACAAGCTGCTGTACGTATAGCGTCTAACGACGGCGATAGCGGTAACGTAGGAGTGGGCTGGCGTTTGGGTGCGTTAAGATACGACATACGACCTGACGGCAAGAAGTAATGGCCAAGCTCTTACCAACCAGACTCCCGGCTGCAACCACAGAAATAAGCGTAGATTTATACAATCGTTTAATAAGAATACTAGAACTTAACTTAGGAGAGTTTGACCCAAGCAACACCGATCAATTTACGACAACAGAAAGAAATAAAGCTATTTTTAATCCCGGAAGCATTATATGGAACACCACTGTAAATTCTTTACAGGTATGGACAGGGTTCGGTTGGTACAATATAGATGCAGCGCCAGAAGAAGAACGAGGCTTGAAAGGAACTGCATCAGTTGGTACAGTTTTTGTACAGACTAAAAAAGGTTCGCAGGTATATTTATAAAATGGCAATTACAAGAGCACAGTTAGCTAAAACAACCAAGAAACGTAACCACCGAGGATGTGGTAAGGTTATGAAAGGTCGTAGGAAGAAGACTATTTATGCCTAGAAAAAAGGCAAAGATGCCTGCTAGGAACAAGAAGAACTTCCGTCCTACGAAGTCTGGGGCAGGCATGACTAAAGCTGGCGTTAAAGCCTACCGTAAACTAAACCCCGGAAGTAAATTAAAAACAGCTGTAACAGGTAAGGTTAAAAAGGGTAGTAAAGCAGCGAAAAGACGTAAGTCGTATTGTGCTAGATCTGCTGGGCAAATGAAAAAGTTTCCTAAAGCAGCAAAGAACCCGAACTCAAGATTAAGACAAGCTAGACGAAGATGGAGGTGCTAGATGGTTAGAATAGGTAACGTAGGTAGAAAGAAAGTTGGCATGAAAAAGGACATGTCTTCAGCCGTTCTAAGATTAAAAAAAGGCGGTAAGGTCAAAAAGAAAAAATCTAAAAAGAAAAGTGGCTCTACGCCAACTAACCCTGCTTTGTATTCTAGAGTAAAAGCAGAAGCGAAAAGAAAGTTTGACGTGTACCCTAGTGCATACGCAAACGCTTGGTTAGTTAGAACATACAAAAAACGTGGTGGCGGATACAGATAATGGCCACCGGTTTAAAGAAATGGTTCCAAGAAGACTGGGTCGATATTGGAAGAAAGAACAAGAAAGGTGGCTTTGCCAAGTGTGGACGTAAAAAAGCGTCTACCAAAAGAAAAGGCTACCCGAAATGTGTGCCGCGTTCAAAAGCTATGTCTATGACAAAAGCAGAACGGGCAAGCGCTGTAAAGCGTAAACGAGCGAAAGCTCAAGGGGTTGGTGGTAAACCAACAAACGTTAAAACTTTTACAAAAAAGAAAAAAAGGAGATAGTTATGCCGGGACATAAAATGATGAAAAAAGCCAAGGGTATGAAAAGAGGCGGAAAAGTTAAAAAAGCTAAGTACGCTAAAAAAGGCGGAAAGAAAGGCGGAAAGAAAAGAAGATAACGAGTGGCACATCTGATTAGTAATGTCCCACACTTTCCGTGTTGGGTAAGAAGGGAGTTTACCGCTAATCATCTAAAATACCACGGCGAGTACCTACACGCCTTGGCTATAGCGGTGAACACAATTCCAGATAGGTCGTTAAGTTTTCAAGTGGTCTTTACAGGGTTTGAAGAAGATGACCCTGATAAAAATATACACGGTGGTGCCATGTGGGCACGTATGCCAATACAAGCGCTAATAGCAGATATACCCGTAGACGAGTGGCCAGAACCCATGGAAGATCATTTAGCACAACCATGGGACTGCGAATCTAGAGATCATTCTATTGTTACCATGGACAGAGTTAGCTCTAGTCCTTGGCAATGTAAGATCGACGGCGAGTTCTACACAGGTAAGTATTTGTTTACCGTTGACTACACCAACAACGCGATAGCTGATTGCCCAGCGCAACACAAGCAATCGCATTTACTTTATATTACTGAAGACTGTAAATGGAAAGGCAACATGGTTGCTCTACCAAACAACAGAGTGCGAGCGACTAGTCCAGCACTTTGGGTTACCGGACAAGGGGCGCCGGACTTTGCTCCGTCGCAACATTTACATTCAGCTGAGGGGCACGAAAGTTATTTGGATCCGCTGATAACATTTAATAACTTATACGAAGAATGAGTAGAATATTGTTAGGAGTCGTAGGGGCATTGTTGTTGGCTTTGTCTTTTTTATGGATACAAAACTCAAGACTATCTTCTCTCAACCAAGCTTTTGAGTTGAGGGACCAAGAACAAAAAGCTGCGATAGAATCTTTGCAAAATGATTTTAAGGTGCAGACCGAAGGGTTACTAGCCATACAGTCACGCAACCAAGAAATAGAAGCAGAGATGTCTAGATACTTAGATATTTTCAAACGACATAATTTAAGTAAACTAGCAGCAGCTAAACCCGGATTAATAGAAACGAGAGTAAACAATGGCACAAAAGAAGTATTTGAAAGCATTGAACAAGACAGTCGTAATATCGATAGTCTTGATGATGGTTTACAGTTGCGGGCTAATCCCTAAACAAGTCGACGTCATATCCAAACCTATCGAAAGACAGATAGCACAGCCTATCTTGCCTAGAGAGTTAGATTTAAAAAACCCTTACTGGTACGTCGTATCGAAAAAGAACGTAGATACATTTTTGGAAAGAGTAGAAAAGGAAGAAGGCAGGTTAGTTTTTGTAGCTATGTCAGTACCTGACTACGAACTCATGGCGTATAACATGCAAGAACTCAAACGCTACATTAACGAACTCAAAGAGGTTGTTGTGTACTACAGAAGAGTTACAACAGAGGAGGCAAAATGAAGATATCGCAAGAAGGTATAGACTTGATAAAACACTTTGAAGGTTGCGAGCTAGAAAGTTATTTATGTTCTGCTGGCGTGTTAACAATAGGCTACGGCACAACTAAAAACGTGGCTGAAGGCATGAAGATATCGCAGCACCAAGCAGAAGAACTGTTAGCCAAGGACCTAGAAGAGTTTGAAGAATACGTCGAAGATCTTATTGACGTACCGTTAGAACAAAACCAGTTTGATGCTCTGGTAGCATGGACCTACAACCTAGGACCAACGAACTTAAAAACTTCTACGTTAAGAAAGGTCTTAAATAAAGGCGCGTACGACGACGTAGCAGAGCAAATAAAACGATGGAACAAGGCCAACGGTAAAGTTTTAAACGGTTTAGTACGCAGAAGAAACGCTGAAGCAGAACTTTTTGACGGTAACGACTGGCACGTTTATTCATAAAAATAGTGGCAGTAGAATAAATTTGCACATACAATAGAGAAAACTTAAACGAGAGACTATGCAGCTACAAGAGTCACTAAACATAGCAAAAGGTTTAGGTCGTTTTGAAGACGACCATATAGCTCACGTGGCAACGGGAGAAACCGTCGTGCCCAAAGGCATCTTAGATGCTAACCCAGAGCTACGCAAAATGCTCTACAATCAATTTCAAGAATTACAAGTTAACCCAGAAGAGTTTGTGGTCGGTTCACCGGCTATGAAAATAAATCCCGTAACAGGACAGCCAGAGTTCTTTTTAAAAAGTATAACAAAAGGATTAGAAAAGATTGCCGAGAAGACAGGACTTAAAAAATTAGGTAAAAAATTAGCGCCGTTAGCTCCTATAGCTGCTGCTTTTATACCGGGCGGACCAATAATATCTGGAGCCGTAGGAGCAGGGCTACAAGGACTATTAAGTGGGGAGAAACCAAAAGACTATTTAGGTGACGCAGCAGTAGGCGCAGGCTTAGGTGCACTAGCTCAAGGAGCTACCAGAGGTTTTGATGATATGAGTATATTTGAACCGGGAACCAAAGATCTTAGACAGTCTATCGGTATGGATATTGTAGAAGGTTTACAAGGAGAGTCCGGTGGCATTAAAGGAGCATTAGACAATTTAATTGACTCAGACAGTCCTCTTGGAAAATTCTTACAAACAGAAGCTGGGCAAGAATTAGCCGGCAGATTAAAAATACAAGGATTAGGCGATACATTAGAAGATGCAAGCAAAGGTATTATAGGGTCGAACACAGCAGCCGCATTATTTGGTGGTGGCACAGGCGGTAGCGGAATTATGGGCGGCGGCACAGGCGGTGGCATGGGAGGATTAGGTGGCATAGCCACTTTAGCTCTTGTGAAGAAATTGCTAGATCAACCAAGTAAAAGCCCAGAAGACATAGTGCCAACTGGGGTATCTGCTTTCGGTTATACACCAGAGCAAATGCAAAACATACCAAGTTACAGAATAGCTAATTTACAGCCCGCTCTTATTGAAGGCGCACAATACGCAAACGTAAAACCCGTTACAGCAGAAGAAGGCGGGCTTTTAAGAGGGATTGCTAATATAAAAGGTTACGAAAAAGGCGGCATGGACGATGATGGTCCCGGAGACATAACACCAGCATTTTTAGAACCCGGCGAGTTCGTTATGACTAGGCCAGCCACTAGAGCATTGGGTTCAGAGAACCTATATAGGTTAATGAAAATGGCAGAGAGTGTAGCGTAATGGCTAGTTATCTTGATCCAGTAACCACTCTATCAGGAGTAGAAGATCCGTTTGCTGGTAAGATGCGTAGGGACTTTTTAGAGTCCGCGTTTGATTTAGCTGCTACACCCACACCGGTACCAATTCAACAAATAGCCGGACTAGATCCTTTACAACAACAAGCTAGACAAT